ACAAATGGGTTAAAAATAAGTGAAAGAGCAATAGGCAATGCTACCGGCGAATCTTTTGGAGCAATGATTTATCTTCAAAAAGCTGTTGGGAATGGAACTTTTGTAATGATGCACGGGACAGGAGCATCAGTTCAACCAGACGCTACAATTTCAGGAGGATCGTTCTATGGCTTTCGCAACGCTGTTATTACAATGACACAAGTTAGACTTGCAATAAATACAAATACAATTGCAACAGGACGGATGACCGTTTGGGGGATCGCACATGCCTAGACATCATATGATTAACAATGAGAAAGTTGATTTTACAGATGCAGAAGAAGCTGCACAAGATGTAATTGATCAAGCGTGGGCAGATGGTGCTGCTGCTAGAACAATGATTAAGATTAGAGAAAAACGCGATGTTCTTCTAGCGGAGACAGACTGGTGGGGAGCATCAGATAACACAATGACTGATGCACAGACCGCTTACCGCTTGGCTTTACGTAACTACCCAGCAACGTATACGGCTGACAACAGCGCAGCTTGGCCTACAAAACCATAGGAGAATAATAAGATGTCCACTTTAAAGGCCGATTTAGTTACGGCAGTTACGACAAACGGGGCGTTAAAAGTCAAAGGGCTTGGTTCTGGAAAAGTTAAAATTGGTGACGGAGAGTTGATTTTTCCTGATGCAGATGGAAGTACGGGTCAATATATAAAAACTGACGGTAGTGCTAATCTAGCATTTGCTACGTTACCTACGGCTGGATTTACGCTTGCAGCAGAACAGGCTACAACGTCTGGGCAATCAGTTACATTTGGGAGCATTCCGACAGGCACTAAAGTAATTAAAATTATGTTAGAAGCTTTTTCTACTAACGGTGCGGCAACGTGCTTACTTAGAATAGGAGATGCTGGCGGTCTTGAAACAAGCGGATATGTTTCGGATTCCAACTACGTTCCAGCAGGGACACCCGCAATGGTGACTGCAACTAATTCGTTTGCTATTGATGTTTATAATGCTGCTACAATATCGAACGGCACTATTGAATTGGTTTTAAAAGATGCGGCTAATTTTACGTGGGTACAAACACACATTTTAGTTGATCCAAGTCGAGAAGAAAACTATTACGGGGGTGGTGTTAAAAGTTTATCAGCGGAGCTTACCCAACTTCAACTTAGCACTAGCGATACTTTCGATGCTGGCTCAGTTAGCGTTATGTATATTTAAGGAGATTAATATGTTTTTATCTATAACGGGAGTAACCGCTGACAATAAGTTAGCTAAGTATCAGGAGTTTGATTCTGAAAATGACGCTATTTCTCATGCTGTTAATTACAACGGGTTTGTTATTGAAGACCCTAACACCGAAAAAGAATTTTGGGTCATAGATAAAGCAGCAAAGACTATTACGTTAGATACATCTACTCAAACATCTACAATTGCCGCAAGAACAATATTTAAAATAAGACGCGAGCGTAATGCACTTCTAGCCTCTACCGATTGGACAGGAAACAGTGATGTCACAATGTCGGACGCAATGACAACGTACAGAACTGCCCTACGAGATTACCCTGCAACGTATGCCGCTGACAATTCAGCCGCTTGGCCTACTAAGCCGTAATGCCGTGGAACCAGTCACAACAACACTCGCAGCGATAGCGTTAGTGAAGGCGGGATTAAGCCATGCTAACGATTTAAAAGATATTGCGGGTGGGTTGGATAAATTATTTCATGCGTCTGAAGCTAAACCTAAAAAAGTAAAACATAAGAAACCTAAAACACGTATGCAACAACTACTACGTATGAAAGCTGGAGATGCAGACTACGACGATGATACAAGCATAAGTGCTGTAGCTAATGATGTACTAGAGCAACGAAGAAATGAAAGAGCATTAAGTAACCTTGCTATTGAGATAGATAACAAGTTTGGTCGTGGTACATTTGAAGCTATTAAAGCTGAACGAGCTAAACGAATAGAAGCTAAGAAAGTACAAGCTAAAAAGAATAAAGAAAAAGCTAGAATTAAACAAGAAGAGGACGACAAGCATTGGGAACACGTAATATCTATACTAAAAAACGTAGGAATATTATTGTTGGTATCGGTTGCCTGTGTAATAGTAGGTTGGATTATATCAATGAATGCCTGTAAAGAAGCTGTATGCTAAATGGAGGGAAGTATAGATATAAAACTTCTGCTTTCATTAGCAGCTATGTTAGTCTCTGTTGTATCTGCTAGTGTAATAGTAAAACAGAAGTTAGCCTCAGTAATAGAACAACTAAACGATTTAAAAAAAGATTATGAAAGTAGATTAAGATCACTAGATCAAAGAACAGATAAACAAGAAAACTTAATTGACCTTAACTCACAGAAAACTGAAGTATTATCTTCTATACTATCACCTTCTCAATTAGAGAAGCAACACAGAGAGATAGAACGTATTAATATTATGACAAGTAATAACTCAGAGCGTTTAACAAAGATAGAAAAGATGCACAATGGTGTACATCCGATTGTTAAAGAACGAGGAGTCCACTAATGCCAAAGCTCACTCTCTTAGATATGACACAACGCATCCTTAGTAGTATGGATAGTGATGCTGTTAACTCTTTTTCAGATACAGTAGAGTCTGAACAAGTTGCTTACATTATTAGAGACTCCTATTATGATCTAATAAACAATATTGAAATACCAGAGCATCGTAAGTTAATTCCTCTTACAGCTTTAGGTAGTACAGCTACACCCTCAACTATGAAAGTACCTGATAATGTAAGGCGTGTAGATGAAGTAAGGTATAATACTATTCTTTCAGGAGCTACAATTAAAGCTTATGAAGTAGTTACTTGGGTGGAGCCTTACCAATTCTTATCTGAAACTTTATCACGACAATCTACAGACTCTACTATAGTTACTGTTGCCGTAGATAATGGTGAAGTGTTTATCTATAATAATAAAGCACCTACTTTCTATACTAGCTTTGATGATGAGTTCTTAATCTTTGACTCATATGACAGTGCAATAGACAGTACTCTACAAGCAAGTAAGTTTATAGTGTGGGGTCTGGAAGAGCCTGTCTTTACTATGTCAAATACTTTTGTACCTGATATAGATGTAAACTTATTCCCACTATTACTTAATGAGGCTAAATCTACAGCTCATGTAGAACTTAACCAACAACCGAATCCTAAGGCAGAGCAACAAGCCTTAAGACAAAAGATACGGTGGCAGTCTGACAAACACAAAGTATCTGAAGCCAGTGACAACTCTTATGGAAGGACCGACTATGGACGTAGCAGTAGACGCAAGCGATAATAATGTTATTAATGTAAGTGAGTTACAATGGGAGACAGCTAAAGGACATAAACTACAAGTAATAAAAACTAATCCTTATGGATTTCTAAAGTTTCAATGGGCTAGTGGAGGCCCTTTACCTAAACAACTAAGTGGCAATTATACTAATGAAAGAGATATGAGAGCTGCTGGTGATAAGTACATTGCTTTTAAAGTAGAAGATCAAACCCGTGGTATGGATATTTTAAAGAATGCCAAGAAATCAAAGTCTAAAAGTATATAACACTTTTGTAGCTGGTCTAGTTACTGAAGCAACTCCATTGACGTTTCCTGAAAACGCAGTGCTAGGTGCAGACAACTGTGTCTTTGATAAGAAAGGAGACATACGAAGAAGGCTTGGTCTTGACTTTGAAGCTTCTGCTGCCTTAACTAACCTTGATGTAGTAGAAGCTACATGGGAAACTAAAGCAACAGGATGCTGGGTCTGGGAAGAAGTAGGTGGTGATGGTACATTACACTTCCTTGTTGTACAGGTTAATGCTACGTTACACTTTTATGACTTAAGTACTCAACCTATCTCAGCAAATAAGAAAGGTTTTACTGTAAACTTAGCAAGTTTTGCAGCTCCTTCTGCTACTGATGTAGGCTCTGAGCTTATTGACGTAGCATTTGGTAAAGGTTATTTGTTTATAGTATCTAATAAACTTAAACCATTCTACATTAAGTACAATCCTGCAAGTTCTGGATCAATTACTAACACTGAAATAGGTGTACTAGTAAGAGATTTTGATGGTGTAGAAGATAGTTTAGACATTGATGAAGAGCCTACTTCTTTAACTGATGTACACAACTACAATCTAAAGAACCAAGGATGGATTAGTTCAGGAGGTGGTGTAGCTAATCCTATAACTACTTACTTCAGTAGTCAAAGTAAATATCCTGGCAATAACAAACAATGGTGGGTAGCTAAAGACGCTAGTGATAACTTTGATCCTGCTGAATTAACTAAAATCTTCTTTGGTAACACAAGAGCACCACGTGGTCACTTTATCTTAGACCCTTTTAACAAAGATCGTACTACAATATCAGGTGTGTCTAACATAACAGCTGAAACAGTAGCTACTAGACCTGAAGCAGTTGCTTTCTTTGCTGGTAGAGCATGGTATGGTGGGCCTACTTCAAGTACTCTAGCTGGTACAGTGTACTTTAGTCAGATAATTGAAAATGATACTAACATAGGTAGATGCTATCAAGAAGCTGACCCTACATCAGAAGAGATCAGTGACTTAATTGACACAGATGGAGGTGTCATAGTTATTCCACAGGCAGGGAACATCTTGTCTATGAGAGTTACTGGTGAGTCCCTCTTAGTCTTTGCTGTTAACGGTGTCTGGGCTATCTCAGGCTCTGGTACAGGCTTCACACCTACTGACTATACAGTAACAAGCATTGGTGATGCTGGCCTACTAGGTAAACGTAGCATCGTAGACGTAGAAGGCACTCCCCTGTGGTGGAGTGAACGAGGTATCTTCTCTATTGGACGTAATGAAGTAACTGACCGTATTGAAGCTAAGTCTGTATCTGAGCAGACTATACAAACTTACTACGATGACACTATACCTAACGTATCTAAGACATTCTGCCAAGGTTCTTACGATCCAGTCTCTAAGAAGGTTACATGGCTATGGAACGGAGCAGGAAACACAGGAAGCTACCAGTACAAGTACGATAAAGCCTTAGTGTTTGATACAAACATAGGAGGGTTCTATCCATTTTCCTTTGGTAGTCTAGCTTCAAATACTCCTTATTCTTTTGGTGTCTTTGTTATGCCTACAGTATCTAAAACTTCACAAACTAATAAAATTATACAATCTAGTACAGGTAACTTTGTTATACAAACAAGTACAGGTAACAGTGTAGTAGCTGACGTTGAAGTACTCCGTAGTGCTACTAATACTACAGCTTTTATCATTGCTAAACCAGATGGTACAGTCTCTGAGTTCACCTTTGGACAGCTAAACAACGATACCTTTTTCGACTGGGTAACAGTAGATGGAACTGGGGTAGATGCACCTAGCTTCTTTGAGACTGGCTACTTATTAGAAGGTAATGTAACTAATGCTAGACAAGCCCCTCATGTTATGGTATACTGTAAGCGTACAGAGACAGGTTACCAAAGTGATGGAGGAAGTGGGTACAACGTGTTAAATCCTAGTAGTTGCTTTATGCAAGCTCGATGGGACTTCTCAGACAATAGCAACTCTGGTAAGTTTAGTACGAGACAACAGGTATACAGGATACTAAAGACATACAATCCTACTCCTGCTGCTTTAGATTTTAACTCAGGGTATCCTGTAACAGTGACACGTAACAAAGTGAGAGGTACTGGTAAAGCATTGCACCTGTACTTTGATAGTCAGTCAGGGTTTGATTTTGATATGTTTGGCTGGGCTGTTCAATTCGCTGACAATGCAAGGGTGTAGAGGAAGTAAGATATGAACTTTGGTAGTTTTTTAGGTATTGCTGGTTTAATAGGGACTGCTGTTGGTCTTATAGGAGGAGCTGTTCAATCTGATAATCGTTCTTCTGCCCTTGATGATGCAGCAGCTGCTCGTAACCGATCTAATGAAATTG